TGATATCTGTTGAGATCTGGCAAGCGCGTACAGCCACCCTTTCAGGCAGTAACGCTGTCGATTTCCAGCCAAGCCCTTACCGAATGAGCGCACAGCTTCTCGCTAAGGTGCGAGGATTGATCGCTCACGCACTAGATCCGCGATCAATGGTGGGCTAATGCCAGCACCAGCCATAACAACACTTCGCACTACTTTAGCCACTGCTCTAGTAGATGACACACGATGGTCTACCTTTGCTTTCCCGCCTGCAACAGTCCTGGCTAATTCTGTAATTGTGTCACCAGATGATCCGTACCTAACACCCAATAATAATCAGCACACAACTATTGCACCTATGGCAGCATTCAAATTGTTGCTAGTGTGTCCGCTTTTTGATAACGAAGGTAATCTCAATGGCATAGAAGACTTTGTAGTTCGAGTGTTTAATCTCCTCGCTGCATCTTCTTTGACCTATAATGTAGGCGCGGTAAGCGCACCAAGTATTCTTAACGCTGCGTCTGGAGACTTACTCAGCTGCGAGATGTCCGTATCAATCCTTACGAGTTGGAGTTAATATGTCCGAGTGGGAAAAAGAAAATGCAGACTTCCTGATCAAGATCGGGCAAGTTAGCACACCAGCACCAAAACCAGTAACTACTAAGAAAGACGAGGAATAATCCAATGGCTGTATTTCTAAACAATGCCGTAGTCTTGACAGTCAATTCAGTGGACTTGTCTGACCATGTAACAGCAGTAACAATTAACAGAAACTTTCAGGAATTGGCCGTCACAGCGATGGGCGATTCTGGTGTAAAGGCAGTAAAAGGTCTAGAGGAAAGTTCAATTACTATTGACTTTCTAAACGACACAGCATCATCAGAGGTTCTACAGACTCTACAAGCTGTATGGGGAACATCCACAACAGTAGTAGTCAAGCAGACAAGCGCGGCAGTCTCAGCGACTAACCCAAGCTACACAATGACATGCCTAGTCAATGGCACAACTGACATCAACGGCGCAGTTGGCGATCTAGGTATGCAGTCAGTCACATGGAATGTGAATGGCACAATCGCAATAGCAACATCATAAAAACTAACTAAGGGGCAAAGACATGGCAAAGTTAAAGATCGTTCGTAATGACGGAAGCGTACTAGAAGGCGAGATTACTCCAGTAGTGGAGTACGCATTTGAGCAGTACGCTAAAATGGGTTTCCACAAGGCGTTCAGAGATCAAGAGTTACAAAGTCATGTGTATTGGCTCGCTTGGGAAGTAACACGCAGATCAGGTGAAACTGTTAAGCCTTTCGGGATGGAGTTCATCGAGACACTTAAAAGTGTCGAGGTGCTTGACTCTGACCCTTTAGCTTAAAGCGCGATCAACCATTCACCTACCTAATCGCTAGGCTAAGCATTAGGTTGGGGATCGCGCCACAGCAACTGTTAGAACTAGATAAGACCATGCTAGATGCTCTGGTACAAGGTCTAAAAGATGAAGCGAAAGAGGTGAGCGATGCCAGTAGAAGTAAGGGGCGTCATCGCACTTCGTAAGGCTCTTAACGCCTATGCACCAGATCTAGCTAAAGAATTAACAGCTGAGATTACCAAGTCATTAAAGTTCATCCAGAAGGATGCTAGAGGCTTTGTACCTAGTTCTGCTCCAAGTGGTTTATACAACTGGGATCGCCGTTCTGCAACTGAGCCTAAAGCATTTAACACATCTGGCAGACTACGACCATTTCCTCGATATGATGCAGCCTTGATTAAGCGCGGCATTGTATATCGCACCGGTTATGGCAAGCCTAACTCCAAAGGATTTAGATCTTTATTTAGAATTAAGAACACTTCAGCAGCTGGCACAATTTATGAAAAGGCCGGCAGACTAAACCCTAACGGATCTGGAGAAAGTAGATCCAACAACCCTAATGCTGGTGCTCGCTTTGTGCAGCAAGGTGCATTGTACGGCAGCAAGAAGTCTGGTCAAGACATGCGTGGTCGTGTCATCTATCGTGCATGGGCACAAGATGAAGGCAAGCAACTTAAGGCTATCTTTGATGCTATTGATAAGACAGACAAAGCATTTAAGGCTCGCATTGCAGCTGGTCAAGTAAAGGGAGCAGCATGAGTAATGTAGTCATTGACATTGCAGCGGAGTTCACCGGTAAAAAAGCATTTAAACAAGCAGGCAGTTCAACAGATAAGTTAAATAAAAGTGTAAAAAATTTAGGCAGAACTTTAGGCTTGACTTTAAGTGTTGGCGCAGTCCTTGCCTTTGCTAAAGCCTCAGTCAAGGCAGCGGCAGAAGATGAAAAAGCACAAAAACAACTAGCACTAGCTCTAAAAAATGTTGGCTTAGGCCGAGATGTTGCTATTACCGAAAGTTACATATCTAAGTTAGAGTCTGAATTTGGCGTAGTTGATGACAAGTTAAGGCCAGCCTATCAATCGTTGGCAATAGCCACGCAATCAACTAGTGAGTCTCAAAAATTATTAGCCATTGCATTAGATATTTCAAGCGCAAATTCATTAGATTTAGAATCGGTGACTTCTGCCCTTTCTAAGGCATATTTGGGCAACAACACTTCCCTAGGTAAATTGGGCGTAGGAATAAGTAAAGCTGATCTGAAGACTAAATCCTTTGATGAAATCGTAAATGATCTAGCTAAAACCTTTAAGGGTGCTGCCACAACTTCAGCTAAAACTTTCTCTGGTCAGCTTGCTAAATTAAGTGTGTCTGTTAGTAATGCCCAAGAAATTATAGGTAAAGGCTTAATTGACAGTTTAATGATTCTGACTGAATCTGAAAATATTGATGTTCTACAAACTAAAATTGTTGAGTTTGCCACTGCTGGAGCAGAAGGATTAAAAAAACTAGCTAGCGTCATAAAGGAAAATGAAACAATGCTGAAAAGCATTGCTAAAATCTTAGCTGTTACTTTTGTTTCTACTAAAATTATTGCAGGAATTGTCGCATTAATTAGAGCTATAAAGGCAATTACTACGGCCATGGCAATCTTACGCGCTACTTCCGTTGGTGCTGCCATTGCTCAAATGGCTGTCCTTAATCCCTTTGCAGCAGCAGCCTTTGCAGCAGGTTTAGTTGTTATTATTGGGGCAACAATTAAAGGCATAGATGCTCTGACTGGTAAGTATCTTGAGCTAAATGGTGCTATGAATAGCGCACAGGGATTGGCGCATCTTGCAGAATTAGAATCAAGATACCCTATTAAGATTCTAGCAACCAAGAAAAAAATTACAGCAGAAGAGCTAAAAACACTTAAGGCCAAGCAGTTACAACTGGCAATAGACAAGGCTAACCTTGCCCTAGGTAAGGGCGGCGATGTCTTTGACATGGAGAAGATCTCCCTTGCAGCAGCTGAAAGGAATCAGGCTGAGCAATTAGGTAAAGTAACTAGCCAAGCGCAACTGCTTCAGATTACTAATGACCTTGCTCGCTTAGAGATCAAATCATCAATTCTTGCACTAGAAGAAGCAATAGCATCTAAAGATGTCGCAGCTATTACTGCTGCAACTAAAAAACTTAATGCAGACCTTGGCATCCTTGGAGTGCTGACTGGTCAAGAACTTAAACTAAGAGACATTGAGACAATTCTTAAAGGAATTCTTCCTAAGGATTTAATTAACTTGGCTAATCTTGACGCTGCTATTCTTAAGTTAATAACAATTGGTAAGGCAACAGGTTCGACTACTGTCATTTCTGACTTTATTTCTCCTACTGATTTCCTTACGGGTAATAACAAGACTGGTAGTGATGCAGGTGATGCAGAATTAATTTTAGCAAACGAGCCTGCAACAGTCGCAACAACTTTAAGTCCTGCGACAATTAGCGGCCTTAGATACGCAGCCCAAGGCATTGCTGCAATGAATGATTATCTTGCTTTAGTAGCAGCAAACATGGGTGGAGTTGCTGGGGCATCATTTGCTCAAGGAATAGCGGGGGGTAACACTGTTGCTGCTTCACTCTCTGGATCTCGCTACGCGGCTCAAGCATCAGCAGCAGCAGGCATAACCGTTGTAATTAACGCTGGCACTATTGCCGATCCAGATAAACTAGTCACACTTGTTAAAGATGCAATCATAAGTCTAAATAAGACAGGTGACGCTACTACCTTTGCTGGTTCACTATGACCAGACCAGTCGTTAATGTAATTATTGATTTCTCTACTGGAGCAAGTTTCGGCTTTCCCTTTGTCCTAGATACTTCTAGCCTAGATGGTGGCGATGTATTATCTGACTCATCGACTAGCCTTGTTGTAGATGTCTCTAACCTTTTAGATAGCGTCAATACTAATCGAGGGCGCAATATATCCTCTGAGCAATTCCAGACAGGCACAGCTTCAATTCGTCTGCTAGATCAGAATGGTGACTTTAACCCACAGAATACGCTGTCGCCTTACTACACATTCTTAAATCCAATGCGCAAGATTACTATTACTGCAACATACGACTCAGTAACTTACGCAATCTTTGCAGGGTATATAACAGGGTTTGCCACTTCTACGCCTAAGTTTAATGGCGATATCGTATACACAACTATCACAGCTGTAGATGGTTTCCGTCTATTCCAAAATGCACAATTCTTTGGAGTTACTGGTGCTGTTGCAGGCGAGACTACAGGCACACGCATTGGCAAGATTCTAAACACTATTAGCTGGCCTAATACACTCAGAGACATAGACACAGGGCTTACCACAGTCCAAGCAGATCCAGCCACACAGCGCACAGCTTTACAAGCCTTGCAGACTGTAGCTACTACTGAGTATGGCGCAATCTACATGGATCATTCAGGGCGTCTGACCTTCCAAGATAGAAACTTAACTGTCTCATCTGTTGCCGGTACTCCAGTAGTGTTTAAGGATGATGGCACAGCTATTGGCTACTTCGATGTTAAGTGGGTCTTTGACGATACGCAGGTCTATAACTTGGCTACTGTTACTCGCACAGGTGGATCAGTCCAGACAGTCTCAGATGCAGCTTCTATCGCTAAGTTCTTTACTCACAGCTACAACCAATCTGGACTGCTCATGCAGACAGATGCAGTCGCCCTAGATTATGCGCAAGCCTTTATTGCCAGTCGCAAGGACACATCTAGCCGAGTCGATGAACTCACTCTGGATCTACAGCAGGATAATTACACTGCTGGAACTATTGCTGGTCTATCGCTTGACTTCTTTAGTCCTATCAGCGTAACCACGACACAACCAAACAATACAACCTTGTCTAAGACAGTGCAGGTCTTCAATGTCTCGCATTCAGTCACGCCTAATTCATGGAAGACAAGACTGGGCACAGCTGAGCCAATCATTGATGGCTTCATCTTAAACTCGACATTATACGGTATTC